CAAAGGTTGAACGCACTATCATGGAATCCATTGCGGCTTCCACTGATCGGGTTGTTGTTCACCAAGCACTTAAGCATCTTGTAGTAGCTGGTACTGCTCTTATCTACATGGGTAAGGATGGGCTTAAGCTTTATCCCCTTAACCGTTATGTAGTAGATAGAGATGGTAACGGTAATGTTATTGAAATTGTAACAAAAGAAACAATCTCGAAAAAATTACTCAAAAATTTTTACCCAGATTTTAAACAAGAAGATTACAAAGATCTAGTAGATGATTCATCCGGTCGAGATGATGAATGTGATATTTATACACACGTCATACTAGATAATAACAGATGGATCTGGCACCAAGAGGTGTACGACAAAGTCCTACCCAAGTCCATGGGTAAGGCACCCCTTGACGCGAACCCCTGGCTTGTGCTACGCTTTAACCACGTAGACGGTGAAGTCTACGGACGTGGTAGAGTGGAGGAGTTCATTGGTGACCTCAAGTCACTTGAAGCACTGTCACAAGCCATCGTTGAAGGCAGCGCAGCAGCTGCTAAGGTAGTGTTTACTGTCAGCCCAAGCTCCACCACCAAACCACAGACCCTTGCTAAGGCAGGGAATGGTGCTATCATCCAAGGGCGACCTGATGACATTGGTGTGGTGCAGGTTGGAAAGACAGCTGACTTCCAAACTGCTTACCAGATGATTGGTTCATTAACTCAACGTCTGAGTGAAGCATTCCTTATCCTTAATGTTAGGGATTCGGAGCGCACTACAGCAGAGGAAGTCAGGATGACACAACTTGAACTTGAACAACAACTTGGAGGCTTGTTCTCCCTGTTGACTGTTGAGTTCCTTGTGCCTTATCTCAATCGTAAACTTAGTGTTGCACAAAAGACTGGTGAAATCCCACGTCTTCCCAAGGGCGACATCGTTAAACCAACAATTGTTGCTGGTATCAATGCACTTGGTCGTGGTCAAGATCGTGAAAGCCTTGCACAGTTCCTTACTGTCATTGCTCAAACTGTCGGACCTGAAGCCATCGCTCAGTATGTCAACACTGATGAAGTCATCAAACGTCTGGCAGCTGCCTCTGGTATTGATGTACTCAACCTTGTGAAGAGTATGCAAGAGCAGCAGCAAGAGCAACAGCAAGCAATGGAGCAACAGCAAGCGATGATGCTGCAACAACAGGCTCCACAAATGGCAGCTGTTGATCAGAAACGTGAGCAAGCTGCAATGCAAATGGCAGCAGAACAACCACAAGAAATCCCACCTGAACCACCAATAGCATGAGCGAAACACTTACGATGAATGAAACACCCGCTGATCAGCCAGAATTTAATGCTGATGAGCAAGACTCCTTGCAGGTTGCTGAGTCATTGGGTGGAGAGCAACCGCTACTTGCTGGTAAATTTAAAGATCAGCAATCGCTTGAAAAAGCATACCTTGAACTACAATCAAAACTTGGAGAGCCACGTAATGAAGTACAAACCACCGAAGACGAAGGCGAGCCAGCAGAGCAAGAGCCAGAAGAAGAAGAAGTAACTGAAGAGCCTGATAGTGAGCAGCTGACTGAAGCTCAAGCTAATCAACTATTTGAAATGGTTGGTGGTGAAAAAGCTTACAATTCTATGATCCAGTGGGCTGGTCAAAACCTCTCTCAAGAAGAGATCCAGATGTACGACCAAGTAATGGCATCTGGTAATGCTTCTTCAATTTACTTTGCCGTACAAGCACTTGCTAATAAGTACGGTGATGCTACTGGATCTGACGGTCAACTTTTGACTGGTAAAGGTACAGCTAATCAAACACAAGGGTTCCGTAGTCAACAGGAACTGGTTGCTGCTATGTCTGATCCACGCTACGATCGTGACCCTGCATACCGCCAAGAGGTTATGCAAAAACTTGAAAACTCTGACGTACAATTCTGATGACTGTTACCACCAACGATCGCGGACAACAAAACCTCTTTGCAAAAGAACCCACCATGTACACTGACGACAATTACACTGTGACTCACAACGAAAAAGCTGAGATGCTTAACGGTCGCCTGGCTATGCTGGGTGTGATGGCTGCGCTTGGAG